TCAGGAGCATTTCTGATTAACGCCACCGTTAAGAATCCACCCTTCAACAGCTTCACGAAGGTATGATTTGGGGTGGGTTCTGACTGGCTTCGGAAATCCGTGCCGTTTGGTATAGTTCCAGATTGTCTGACGTGATGAAACACCGAGCTTGTTCATCACTTCTTTCTCAGGAATCAGGCTGGTATCGGTCATCTTAATTCTCCAGGCAAAAAGAAACCGCCATATAGCGGCTCTATCAGATATGAACAGGCCTCATCGAGTGTGAGGCGTTAGTCCTTGCGTAGCTCGCTGATTCTTCTGTAAGTCTCTGGTGCTTTGTTTCCGTGTATCTTCATTTCAGACTTCAACAGAGCAACGAGGGAATCCCATTCGTTGAGGATTCCTTTGAATGCCGGAACGCGCTTTGCAACCTTGTCGAATGAATCTCTGATTTCTGGAATCTGCTCAACAAGTGCAACGCATCGTCTGAAATCGGCTGCGTCATGTGGAGCACCGAAGCCATGACCATAGATATTCTTTTTCAGGCCACATGCGATTGAGGCAAGAGTTGCGCTACTGATGCCGACATCGCCAGTTGATTGCCATTTCAAAACCTTCATAGCCAAATCTGACATTTCTTGTCTCCATAAAACAAAACTCGCCGTAGCGAGTTCAGATAAAAGAAATCCCCGCGAGTGCGAGGATTGTTAGTTGCGCTCTGCTGCTGCCTTAGCCATTACCATATCCACACAATTTCACCAGACATGATTCTCGCAATCACTATCATCACCAAAGTGATAATCACAACTTTAACTGGCGGCATCATTCACCATCCTGCTGCGGTGCTGCTGGATATACTTTTCTCATCCAATGCGTGGCGTCATGAATAACGAACTGATATTCATCATCAGTAAACATCGAGCCATCCCACTGTAGCCCGTCAAGAACACCTCTGGATGGAGAGAATACCCAGATATCGAAATCGTATTTCTCCGGCATTCGCTCACTACAGCTTATCCAACCATCCGGAGTTACCGGAGAGTTGCCAGCCTTGCGCATGGCAATCTCCATGATTTCAACCATATCTCCTGGTGGAATTTTACAATGCTGACCAATATGCCTCTGCTGCCTGGCATATTCGAGGATGTGCTCCAGCTTGATACGATTAATCATGATTTATCTCCCTGAAGCATGGCTTCGCGGCAGTCGTTCCAGCCTTCAGCATAATCACTATACGCAAGAGGCCAACCGTTTCTGTATTCACGCGGCAACTTATCAGGCACTACCAGCGCTGGCGGCGCGGAGAATAGTGGTTTAGGTGATATTTCCGCACGTTTTGCGTATGCTTCAACTGTGTCAGGGTTAAACAGGATTATGTTTTCACCGCATTCCCACGCTATCGGTTCTGCTTCCAGCGATGCCAGTGCAATTTCATAAGCACGGCGCTCAATATTGTCTCGAACGTCCAGGCTGCCTATGCGCTCTTTGATTTCTTTAATCAGTTCTTTGTCGGTAATAGTGGTCATGCCGCGTTTCCTTCTTTCTTATTAACAATTACACCGTCATATATTTCATTAAGGTGCCCTCTCAACTCCATGCGCCTTAATGCAGACAACATGTAATCGCATTCAACCTGCTTATTTCCAGTAAATGGCTTATCGTCAGGATTACCCCAACAGCAATTACCCTTGGGCCACCCATGTACTTTCCGTACTCTTCCGTTAACAACGTGAAGTAATCCCCAGCCAGGTGGTAAATCCTCAATTGAAATAATTCCCGGCTCACTAATAAAGAATCGCCAGTCGCCCATTCCAAGAGACGGATTTTTACGAAAACGCTTTTTTCTATCTGCCAACAAGTCAGCACGAGAACATTTCGCCAATCAGGCATGATGCTGAATTTCTGAATCCCATAGCATCTGGCTGTTCTCCGGTACTGGTTACAGCTATAAAGCGGTCATGAAAACAAACCTTGAAACCGTTGCGCTTAAGGAACTTGTACGCAATCTGACAGAGTTCGCGGTGTGTTAACGCCATATCACTCTCCTTTGATGCGAATGCCAGCAAGCCAGTTTCTTATGCCGATATATTCAGCGTTCCTGAAACCGCTTTTTACATATATAAATGGCAAGCGAAGATTGTGACCATTGACTGCCAGGTAGTCTTTACAACCCTGTTCGGTGAAACAGCAGGTAACGAATTCATCAATATCTTTCACAGCAACGCGCCGCCATTTTTCTGGTGGCTCTCGAAAGTTTTCATGAAGTAGCTCGAGACGACGACTATGGCGTTTATTGGCTTCATTGCCATCTTCGTCAACCCAGACAATCCGGTCATGGTCATAATCAGCATCAACAGCGATTTCGCGCTTTTGATACACACAAAACATGGGATCTGACGTTATTCGATTGTCCTGTGTTCGAATATTTTCACCGATGATGCCAAACGAATCTGGTGCAGATTTTGTCTGCATCTCTTCGATACGTTCAGCCATCGCAGCACACTCTTCAAAGTTGCTTAATGCTTTTCGCTCCCATTCGGCGCATTGTTTTTCCAGTTCTGCTATGCGCTTACTTCCATCCGCGATTACTCCCTCGTAATATTCACGCTGCTCGTTGAGTTTTGATTTTGCTGCTTCAAGCTCAACACGCAGCTTCCCAACCGTAAGCGCAATCCCCTCGTTCTCCTGGTCGCGGCGTTTGATGTATTGCTGGTTTCTTTCCCGTTCATCCAGCAGTTCCAGCACGGTAGCCGGGTTAGCCTCTGCTATGAATTCAGCGTTTGCATAAGCCTGAGCATCTGATTCAATCAGGCAGTTAACATGACATTCCGCAATCACGCCACCGGGTTCTCCTTTCCATTTTTGGCAAACAAAAACTCCTGTTAAATTGCCGTGCTGGTTAACAGATGTATGCCCTACGATGTAGCTTCCTTTAGTTGCTTTTTCTGCCTTTTCACGCAGTGCCTGATAATTAATTTCGCTCACTTCGAACCTCTCTGTTTACTGATAAGCTCCAGATCCTCCTGGCAACTTGCACAAGTCCGACAACCCTGAACTGCCAGGCGTCTTCGTTCATCTATCGGATCGCCACACTCACAACAATGAGTTGCGGATACAGTCTGGTAGTTCAGGCGACGCATTTTTATTGCTGTATTGCGCTGTAATTCTTCAATTTCTGATGCTGAATCAATGATATCTGCCATCTTTCATTAATCCCTGAATTGTTGGTTAATACGCTTGAGGGTGAATGCGAACAATAAAAAAGGAGCCTGTAGCTCCCTGATGATTTTGCTTTTCATGTTCATCGCTCCTTAAAGACGCCGTTTAACATGCCGATCGCCAGACTTAAATGAGTCGGTGTGAATCCCATTAGCGTTACCGTTTCGCGGTGCTTCTTCAGTACGCTACGGCAAATGTCATCGACGTTTTTATCCGGAAACTGCTGTCTGGCTTTTTTGATTTCAGAATTAGCCTGACGGGCAATGCTGCGAAGGGCGTTTTCCTGCTGAGGTGTCATTGAACAAGTCCCATGTCGGCAAGCATAAGCACACAGAATATGAAGCCTGCTGCCAGAAAAATGCATTCTGTTGTTGTCATGCCGGGTCTCTCTCGTTTGCTTCTGCTTTCGCCGCCATCATTTCCAGCTTTTGTGAAAGGGATGCGGCTAACGTATGAAATTCTTCGTCTGTTTCTACTGGTATTGGCACAAACCTGACTCCAATTTGAGCGAGGCTATGTGCCATCCCGATACTCGTTCTTAACTCAACGGGAGATGCTTTGTGCATACAGCTCCCCGTTTATTATTTATCTCCTCAGCCAGCCGCTGTGCTTTCAGGGGATTTCTGATAACAGAAAGGCCGGGAAATACCCAGCCTCGCTTTGTAACGGAGTAGACGAAAGTGATCGCACCTACCCGGATATTATCGTGAGGATGCTTCATCGCCATTGCTCCCCAAATACAAAACCAATTTCAGCCAGTGCCTCGTCCATTTTTTCGATGAACTCCGGCACCATCTCGTCAAAACTCGCCATGTACTTTTCATCCCGCTCAACCACGACATAATGCAGTCCTTCACGCTTCATACGTGGGTCATAGTTGGCAAAGTACCAGGCATCTTTTCGTGTCACCCACATGCTGTACTGCACCTGGGCCATGTAAGCCGACTTTATGGCCTCGAAACCACCGAGCCGGAACTTCATGAAATCCCGGGAGGTAAACGGGCATTTCAGCTCAAGGCCATTGCCGTCACTGCATAAACCATCGGGAGAGCAGGCGGTACGCATACTTTCGTCGCGATAGATGATCGGGGATTCAATAACATTCACGCCGGAAGTGAACTCAAACAGGGTTCTGGCGTCGTTCTTGAACCGCCCCGGAAATCCTGGAGACTAAACTCCCTGAGAAAGAGGTAAACAGGATGACTAAAAATACTCGTTTTTCCCCCGAAGTCCGTCAGCGGGCGATTCGTATGGTTCTGGAAAGTCAGGATGAATATGACTCACAGTGGGCGGCAATTTGTTCCATTGCCCCAAAGATTGGCTGTACGCCGGAGACTCTGCGTGTCTGGGTTCGCCAGCATGAGCGGGATACCGGGGGCGGTGATGGTGGGCTCACCAGCGCTGAACGTCAGCGTCTGAAAGAGCTGGAACGTGAAAATCGTGAACTGCGCCGCAGTAACGATATCCTTCGCCAGGCTTCCGCTTATTTTGCGAAGGCGGAGTTCGACCGCCTCTGGAAAAAATGATGCCACTGCTGGATAAGCTGCGTGAGCAGTACGGGGTCGGACCGGTATGCAGCGAACTGCATATTGCCCCGTCAACGTATTACCATTGTCAGCAACAGCGACATCATCCGGATAAACGCAGTGCCCGTGCGCAGCACGACGACTGGCTGAAGAGAGAGATACAGCGCGTATACGATGAAAATCATCAGGTGTACGGTGTGCGTAAAGTCTGGCGTCAGTTGTTACGGGAAGGAATCAGGGTGGCCAGATGTACAGTGGCACGTCTCATGGCGGTTATGGGACTTGCCGGTGTTCTCCGGGGTAAAAAGGTCCGTACGACCATCAGCCGGAAAGCCGTTGCCGCAGGCGACCGCGTAAACCGTCAGTTCGTGGCAGAACGACCTGACCAGCTGTGGGTGGCTGATTTTACTTACGTCAGCACATGGCAGGGCTTCGTCTATGTGGCGTTTATCATTGATGTGTTTGCCGGATACATCGTGGGGTGGCGGGTCTCATCGTCTATGGAAACGACATTCGTGCTGGATGCGCTGGAGCAGGCGTTGTGGGCCCGTCGTCCGTCTGGCACCATCCATCACAGCGATAAAGGCTCTCAGTATGTGTCACTGGCCTATACGGAGCGACTAAAAGAAGCCGGATTACTGGCATCAACAGGGAGTACAGGCGACTCGTATGACAACGCGATGGCTGAGAGCATCAATGGTCTTTACAAAGCGGAGGTAATACACCGTAAGAGCTGGAAAAACCGTGCAGAAGTGGAACTGGCCACACTAACGTGGGTGGACTGGTATAACAATCGACGATTGCTGGGAAGGCTGGGCCATACTCCTCCGGCAGAAGCAGAAAAAGCTTATTATGCTTCCATCGGAAACGATGATCTGGCAGCCTGAGTTCACAGATAAAACACTCTCCAGGAAACCCGGGGCGGTTCATCTCGTACTGTTTTCCCCAGGCCAGTGCTTTAGCGTTAACTTCCGGAGCCACACCGGTGCAAACCTCGGCAAGCAGGGTGTGGAAGTAGGACATTTTCATGTCAGGCCACTTCTTTCCTGAGCGGGGCTTTGCTATCACGTTGTGAACTTCTGAAGCGGTGATGACGCCGAGCCGTAATTTGTGCCATGCATCATCCCCCTGTTCGACAGCTCTCACGTCGATTCCGGTACGCTGCAGGATAATGTCCGGTGTCATGCTGCCACCTTCTGCTCAGAGGCTTTCTGTTTCAGGAATCCAAGAACTTTCACTGCTTCGGCCTGTGTCAGTTCTGACGATGCGCGAATGTCGCGGCGAAATATCTGGGAACAGAGCGGCAATAAGTCGTCATCCCATGTTTTATCCAGGGCGATCAGCAGAGTGTTAATCTCCTGCATGGTTTCATCGTTAACCGGAGTGATGTCGCGTTCCGGCTGGCGTTCTGCAGTGTATGCAGTATTTTCGACAATGCGCTCGGCTTCATCCTTGTTATAGATACCAGCAAATCCGAAGGCCAGACGGGCACACTGAATCATGGCTTTATGCCGTAACATCCGTTTGGGATGCGACTGCCACGGGCCGGTGATTTCTCTGCCTTCGCGGGTTTTGAATGGTTCGCGGCGGCATTCATCCATCCACTCGGTAACGCAGATCGGATGATTACGGTCTTTGCGGTAAATCCGGCATGTACAGGATTCATTGTCCTGCTCAAAGTCCATGCCATCAAACTGCTGGTTTTCATTGATGATGCGGGACCAGCCATCAACGCCCACCACCGGAACGATGCCGTTCTGCTTATCAGGGAAGGCGTAAATTTCTTTCGTCCACGGATTAAGGCCGTACTGGTTGGCGACGATCAACAATGCGATGAACTGCGCATCGCTGGCATCACCTTTAAATGCCGTCTGGCGAAGAGTGGTGATCAGTTCCTGTGGGTCGACAGAATCCATGCCGACACGTTCAGCCAGCTTCCCTGCCAGCGTTGCGAGTGCTGTACTCATCCGCTTTATACCTCTGAATCAATATCAACCTGGTGGTGAGCAATGGTTTCAACCATGTACCGGATGTGTTCTGCCATGCGCTCCTGAAACTCAACATCGTCATCAAACGCACGGGTAATGGCTTTTTTGCTGGCCCCGTGGCGTTGCAAATGATCGATGCAGAGTGATTCAAACAGGTGCTGGGGCAGACCTTTTCCCATGTCGTCTGCCAGTTCTGCCTCTTTCTCTTCACGGGCGATCTGCTGGTAGTGACGCGTCCAGCTCTGAGCCTCAAGACGATCCTGAATGTAATAAGCGTTCATGGCTGAACTCCTGAAATAGCTGTGAAAATATCGCCCGCGAAATGCCGGGCTGATTAGGAAAACAGGAAAGGGGGTTAGTGAATGCTTTTGCTTGATCTCAGTTTCAGTATTAATATCCATTTTTTATAAGCGTCGACGGCCTCACGAAACATCTTTTCATCGCCAATAAAAGTGGCGATAGTGAATTTAGTCTGGATAGCCATAAGTGTTTGATCCATTTTTTGGGACTCCTGGCTGATTAAGTATGTCGATAAGGCGTTTCCATCCGTCACGTAATTTACGGGTGATTCGTTCAAGTAAAGATTCGGAAGGGCAGCCAGCAACAGGCCACCCTGCAATGGCATATTGCATGGTGTGCTCCTTATTTATACATAACGAAAAACGCCTCGAGTGAAGCGTTATTGGTATGCGGTAACGCCGCGCTCAGGCGGCTTTGATAGTCATATCATCTGAATCAAATATTCCTGATGTATCGATATCGGTAATTCTTATTCCTTCGCTACCATCCATTGGAGGCCATCCTTCCTGACCATTTCCATCATTCCAGTCGAACTCACACACAACACCATATGCATTTAAGTCGCTTGAAATTGCTATAAGCAGAGCATGTTGCGCCAGCATGATTAATACAGCATTTAATAAAGAGCCGTGTTTATTGAGTCGGTATTCAGAGTCTGACCAGAAATTATTAATCTGGTGAAGTTTTTCCTCTGTCATTACGTCATGGTCGATTTCAATTTCTATTGATGCTTTCCAGTCGTAATCAATGATGTATTTTTTGATGTTTGACATCTGTTCATATCCTCACAGATAAAAAATCGCCCTCACATTGGAGGGCAAAGAAGATTTCCAATAATCAGAACAAGTCGGCTCCTGTTTAGTTACGAGCGACATTGCTCCGTGTATTCACTCGTTGGAATGAATACACAGTGCTGTGTTTATTCTGTTGTTTATGCCAAAAATAAAGGCCACCATCAGGCAGCCTTGTTGTAAATGTTGCAGGTATCAAGTAAGTAATTAGATGGAGCGCCATAAATTATGAATTCATCGTTTGTCGGGTCCATCTCCATCTCTTGTCCTATTGCCATTCTTGCGTCAGTGTCGTCAGCGGCGAAGCATAAAACAGCCCACGCACCCATTGTTTTAAAAAGAACTGCAATTGGCTGTGGTTTTACTGAATTTGCGTTAGCGCGAAAATCACAAATCGCACTTTCATGAAATTCCATATATCACCTCAAATAAGTGGTTTGCTGCCTAATTTCATTTTCTGGCGACCAACACAAGTCATCTTGCTGTCAGTTGTTTGGATTTACGGTAGCCTGCCGCGTAAAGAGCTACATTTGGAAGACAAGTTGAGCCTTCATATTTTCTGGTCAACGTTGTCAGTGTTATTACTTCTGCTCTCATTGCTGGTTTGCGTTTGCATTGTAAGACCACTCGTGATGGGGTTGGCCTGTGTAGTTTGTCGGAGCTAATCGCCTCCTGACTTTGCAGGTTTGCGCGACGAGCTCTACGGCGAGAAGCTGCGGTGCCTTTAAATTCTGTTTTTCTGGACAT